GGACGATGGCCTGGGCATTGTTCAGGATTGCGACCATTTCCGGGTCGTTCTGGTCCCAAATGTCCGTGCCTTCCGGCGCGGTAAGCACAGGAAAGCCCGCAAGGTCGCGTTCAATGCCGATGCCTTCAATTTCCTGGATTCTGCGCTTGAAATACCAGGAGCGGTAAGCGTTGCGCAGAATGCTGCGCCCCTCCGGGTTGCCCTTGCTGCTCTCCGTGCGGAAGAAAAGCAGCTTTTCCGCCGGAATCGTGATAAGCTCAAAATTCGGCGGGGGCATCTGGGTCAGTGCGACAAGGTTGTCGTTCTCGTCGTACTCCCATTGGTAGAGGCTTTCTTGGGAGCGGATAGGAAGTTTCATCCAGCCCACCAGGCTGTCGTCGTACTTGCTGTTCAGGCGCGGGTCCCGGCTGCTGCCGCACCGGCGCTTATACACGATCTCGTGGGCAGACCAGCCGAAAGTCAGGAAGGACAAGATTTCGCTGATCGTGTCCGTCCAGGTGTCTTGCATATCGGCCATACATTCCAGAACGAAATCTGCGGCCTCCTGGTCCTTCTCGGAAGCACCGCCGGGCGAGAGGGTCCAGTCTACGTGCCGGATA